GCGATGTGGCCGGTGTTGGTGAGAAATCTTACAGTTGACGAACTGCACAATAGAGTTAGAGACTATAGTATAATTCAGATGTGGCGACAATTTATTGTCCAACAGGCTAACTTAAGGTTTATGCTAATAGGTGCAAAGTTAAAAAGGATAGCGACTGCCCTTAGTTGGAAGAGTATTTCAGCAAGGATTGCCGACATACAATCAAAAGTCGCAAGTAATTTACTTTCTAAAGAAGAAGTTGCACTCCGCCGGTATAATAACATGCAGCGCGCGATAGAATGGTGGGCTACTGTTAAACAAACATTAGCTACTTGGTTAGATAATGCTGGTAAGGCTTTCTCTAATGTTTTAGCTGCTATAGGGGGAGCTTTAATGTGGACTTTAACAATTCCCGGTAAAATCAAGGATGCTATAGTAACATTTTTTAAGGGGATAGCTACATGGTGGGATAATCTTGCTGAAGAAGCAGGGGTTGTGATTAGACTAAAGGCCATAATAGTAAGTATAATTAAAAATACAGTTATGATAATTGCGACGGCGATAATAATAGTTCAGACGGTTGTTCAGTGGGCTTGGAATATCGCAATGTATGCAAATCCTGTAGTATTAGTAGCAATTGGAGTAGTACTCTTAATAGCGGGTCTGATACTATTAGCAGTCAAAATAAATGAACAAATTGATTTATGGTTCCATTTTAAATTGATGATGAGTAATCTATTGGGTATGATTTTATATTTCCCTAAGTTAATCATTGGTTTCTTCACTCAGCTTGGTGAAAAGACTTTTGAGATTATGGAAGGACCCTTATTTAAGCTAGGCTTGTTCTTATCTCATTTATTCAAGATGATAATGTATTATGTAAAACTAATAGGAAGTTGGATTATGGACAAAATAATTAATCCGGCAGTAGGGGCATTTAAGTTCTTAGGAGGAATAATTAAACAATGGTTCATTGACCCAATAATAGGGGCCTTTGGTAAAATGAAGGAATTAATAGAAGGTCTTAAAAACCCAATCTTTACCCTTAAGGAACTACTTGTAACATATCTTATTAATCCAATTAAGAGAGGATTAGACGCTATTAGTGCTATATTAAACGCAGGTAAAAAGTTAGGCTCAGGTACTATTAAGATAGTTAAGAAGGCTCTAGGGTTTGCAGAAGGAGGATATGTCCAAGCTATGGCAGGAGGAGGAATGACGCAGGGAGCAAGACCTTATTTCGTGGGTGAAAAGGGGCCTGAATTGTTCATGCCTAAAACTTCTGGTAAGGTAGTGCCAAACAAAGACTTAAATACTAGTCGCGTCAGAGATATGTTATCAGATGGCTACCGTGGGCGCGGTCGCGGAAGGCGTGGTCAGAAATTGGTAGTGGAAAGTTTAGAAGTGAACAATTTTTCCGCTAATAGTTTTGTTGCTAATAAAACAGCCATGGCTATAGATTCGTTTGCAGGCAAGGCATTTAACTCTCCACATGGTAAGAGAATAAGAAAAGGTCTGAGCAGGTTTGGAATATGATAGAAGTTAAAAAGAACAGATTTTATAAGGAAAAGAGCATTACTACAGGAATGACACTCTATCCTAGATTTAAGGATTTTTCTAAATCACAAGATAACAACTATCTTTTGAATGGAGGGTATAATGCTACTGTAGTTGTGTTATCTGGGTCTGTTCCTGATTCACCTACGGTGGGGGGAGGGGAACTCGATTCGGCCTTTTTACAAGTATATTGTACAGGGATGAGTTTAAGTGGTGCTACTACACTTCCTGAAATGGAAGTTTACCTATTACAAGATAATATAGAAGGGAAGGAAGGAGGCTTTTCTATAGGGACGACCATCGAGGGCTCAACGGTAGATAATCCTGTGGCTGCGACGTCAACCAATTTGCATGGAGCAAAATTAGCTATATATAGTGCTTATTTAGACCCTGAAATACCATGGATGGAAGAAAGTTTTGATGGTTCTAACAAATCTTTTGGTACAGCTCTGATTCAGGATACCGATAGAGCTGCTTCTAGTATTAAAGATTTATACATATCTGCCCAAGATGGAGAAGATATAATTTTCGCTGGTGGAGACGCTTTCTTTGGTGGAGGAGCAAGTGACGATGTGTCTCATAATCTTAAAAAATACTTTTCAGACCCAGCAGCTCCTGATAAGGTTAGAGTCAAACCACTTAAGAAGAATCGTATACAAGGAATATGGACGGCAGTTCATGACAATAGGAACGAAAAACAAAAATGGCAAATTTATGCACCTTATTGGAAATGGAAACAACTGGCTAGTAAGGTAAAAGTTTCAACGCCCGTTCCTCCCGCAGGGGCTAATACTAAAGAAATGCCTGATGTAAGCACAAATAACACTATTTTTAACGATATTTACGCTTCTCCTATATTAGGAAATGTTTTAACTACGGACAGTTCCTCAGCTCCTTTAATTAGTTCTAAGATAGAAATATCTTCAGAAAAGAAATCTTCTGGTGGTAGTTCTTTGATGTGCCATCACGAATTTACTTATACTTCTGGTAAGGTTTTTATGTCTAATATGGAAGCCAGCTTAGGAAGACATAATAGAAACCCTCAGACTATAAAGGCTGGGATGTGGAACATTCCCAAACCCGTACCTTTGGATGTCGGTGGATTTGGTTATGCTCCTTTTAGTGGTAGTAGCGTCCTTAGTGGTAATATTAGTGGAACTATGGATGGTGTCTCGGATGATGAAATAGCTTATGGAGCACATATAGCTGATAAACGGATGTCCCTTCCTGAGATAACATTTACGATGAATATAGAGAAATTACTACCTTCTCCAGCTATTAATTTTTCGAGGGCCAACGCTGATTTTGGCTATGGTAACGGCTCTGGAACTATTTATTATCGGGCGTGTACTAATAATGCTGATTCTACTGTTGTGACACCGCAGATAGCTGTTGGTGCAGACGTATGGAAAGACTCTCGTGGGGGTCTCAGAACATTTTGGAGAAGCGTAGTTATTACATGGTCCAGTTATAAAGCTAGTGCTTTTAATTGCCTTGATGATTTTATAGATTATGGAATGAGAAGGTTCTATATGGGAGGAACTGCTGCGGTTGGCTGGAAAAATGATGTGCAGCTGGGTGGTATAGTCTTCCAGAGATTAATGGGGAACGCAGAATTTAATCTAAGTGGGGCTGCTTCAATCCCAGACGCTCAGGACGCCAATATAGGAAATATTTATGCTTATGCTTTACCTGTTACTGCATGGAATGGGACAGTGGTAGGAGCAGGAGGGGTATCATCAGCTGATACTGGGCTTTATGCTAGTGGAGGCATGGCTTCTATAGGAAACGAAGGCGCAGCTGCTGCTACTCCCGGTAGTACTGCACGTAAGTTTCTTGTAGTTCATGACCCGAGGGTTTTAACAGAAGCAGTAGCAAGTAGAGAACCTCACTGGGTAGAATTACCTCAAGATGGTTGGATTAAAATGAAGATGGTGTTTGATGTTAATGCTCCATGGGGGAAGAAGACATATAGTAAGGTAGCCTCTCCCTTTGAGATGCGTACTTATTGGGACCCAGCAGGCCACGGTGACACAGATATGTGTAATTATATATCTTATGGTACTCCTGCTGTAGCCTACTTTGATGGTTGTGTAAGTGGAAGTCTGCCCGGATATGGGCTTACTAATAAGTCAGACCAATTAACTGGTAGTCTTGATGATAATAAACCCTATATAGTTATGCCTTTTATGTGCCGTAATGATAACACAGCGGATTCAACGACAGTAGATGCTACTCAAAGTTTAGATGGGGCACAAACGTTCGTAGATGGTCCTACTGCTCTTAATGCTATGGGTAATTCTACTACTTCTAATAGATATACTGGTTCTGCGCAAGCGTGGAAACAGTCTCCGTGGGTTAGACATATGACTATTTGGGTAAATGGATATAGATGGCACGAATATGCAACTGACTCGAATGACCCTGATTATATGTATCAAGGAGTTACTGGAACTGTGGGTGCTGGTGCATTTGCCAGTTATAGAGGTGCAGATTCTAGATTATATGAAAGTGGCAGTGCGCCCGCAGAAACAAAGGTATTTATCGACGATATTGAATTTAAATATTTCAATAATGAAATAACAAACCATTCTGCTCCAGCAGGGAAAATACAACAGTTTATTAATTTTAAAAACCCTGTTATAAAAAGCCCACTTATTACCAGATATGATGATAATGCGTCTGCGGCAGACCCTGATGATGCAGATATGCTAAGGGATATGAATAGAGAGGGAAATCTTTATGGCCGTCGTACTGGTATGGGATTAACTATAGGTTTTGATAATTATCAAGAATTAATTAATGCAACTACTTTTTCCATCACAGCGGGACTTATGGAGTCAGCTGGAACTCCCACAAGTGCTTTTGGAAATGCTATCTTTAGTTATTTTTTATGGAATAATTTTTCAACGCAAAATTTTGAAAATAATACTCGTTTAGTACCTACAGCGGCATGGTTAACTACCGCTCCTCCTCCCGGCACAACTTCTCAGACTACCAATAATGAGTATGCAAGTGGAGTTGGATTGGGATGGAGAGATAGAGCGGGAGCTCAATGTTGGGGTTCTCAATGGGGTAATAATGGCTATGCGAGTGTTATTCCTAGAGTATTGACAGCTGATTCTACTAATGATTTAAGTTCTCCCAGTCAGGAAACTGGTAAATATCAGGCTTTCTGGCAAGGTCATAGTATGTGGTATGGAGGGGCTTCAGGAACTACGCTAGCAAAAGGAGGTTATGATTTTCATGGTGGCTCTAATGTTGTAGCTAAATACGCAGCAGTTAATACAGCTGATGCAGGATATGGATGGGTCAGTGTTAATGCTACTGGTCTTCCAGAACTTTCAGTTGCTCCTACTGTTAGTGCGGCAGGATATAGAAATCCATATTTCACTGGTACGACACGCGCTATGGCTGGTCATACTTTATTCTTTGGCACGGGAGCTACGGGGGAATCTTTCGGCTCTAATGATGGTTTAACCCAAAAAGGGTTCATGGGATTTGGAGTGGACTTTACTTCGGGCGCTGCTACGCAGACAACAGAAGGAGGTTTCACTTGGAACCGTGGTGAAGGTGGTTCTGGCGACCATCCGGGTATGTGGGGTAAACGAGAGAATATCTGGGCTTCAGCAAAGATTCTAGCAGTTCCGGGGTCCCCCGGTCTTAATATGGCAGATGATGAAGCTGACCTAGATGATAATGCTATAATAGTAGACCAGCCACGTATCATATTACCTGATGATGAAGACTGCGAATATGTTATATATAGAGGAGGACACGCTTCTACTTCTAAATCAGGCGCTAAACAAATTTTTTCTGGTACTAAATGGGTTAATGTATCGGACCGCCCTTACTTAAAGATATGTAAATTAGCAATGGATAAGGTGAATGCACAGGGAACCGAAGGAGCGCTTTATTTCGACCAATCTATGACTAATTTGGCTTCATACGACTGTTTAGATGAGCTATGGATATCTCCCTTTAAATATTGGCTGAATATGGTGTTCGTAGGTAATGATAATGGGGATTGGGTTGCTGCCGATGGTTTTCTTTCTGGTAGTGAACAACCCCAACAGTTAGATTATACGCGTAGTTATGAATCTATAGTTACTGTAAATCAAAGAGTAAGAACGGGTGCGGGTGTGGATATCGCGGCATTAGCAGGAAGCACATATAATGAATGGACTTACTCATATGACGATTCACAGTCTGATGCTGGAGTACGAGCTCTTATTACTAAACCATGGATTTTAGACCCCGGTTCAGAGCAGACTTCTTTGATTATAGATAAAGATTTTGGGTTTGGTTCTTATGACGAGGAGAAGAATGATGGAGCTCAGCTGGGTAAAAGTTCATCTGTAAAGGGTACTTATACAGATATAGAATTAAAGGGCCTTATTAAGGAAGAAGGTGTGGCTCCCAATGAAAGGGTAAACTTAGTTTTAGGTCTTTCAAATCAAGTAAGTAGCAAAGAAGTAACATTGATAGGTGATGATAACAGTAGTGTTGACGGAGCCTTTTTACCAACCTTAATTTGGGAATATATAGATGACCTTCCACAAGTTAGTAAATTTACTGTTAAGCCAGCATTTGAGGCTTTAAAACAAGATGTTGACTTATATAGCCTTAGTAAGGAGAATGTTAATAATGTTTTGTTTGAATGGGACGAAGCGGCAGATGATGTGTGGTATAGAATGCTTTTGGTAGATTCTAAAAACATTGCTAATAAATATACAAATGCCTTTTTCTGGGCGCCTCTGAATGTATCTTCTTCAACTATAGGGGCTAAACCAGCGTATAATGAATATGATATGACAGCTACTCCTGTGGGATATCCTGATGCCGGAACTACTTTGACTGTTGGTTCTGAGGTGCGTGCTAAGATTACAGGATTGGCTGGATATGCGGCCTATACTAAGGCTCATGCGGATGGGGAAATTATAGCTGCTTCTCAAATGCAAGCCCTAACCGAATATACTTTTATGGTCCATTTAATTCCTAGCGCTGCTGATGGCACTGTATGGGTGATAGCAGAAGGAGACCCTGCGACTAAGGGATTTGGTATTAAAATAGATAGTGGTTATGTTAAAGCTTATACTAGTGGTTCTATTGCAACAGGCACTACTGCGCTCCCGCTTGATGGAGAAACCCCTGTGTGCATAATTGTAACATATAAAGAGAATAGCGAAATAGGGCCTGATTTTAGATTATATATTAATGGAGCTTTGGAAGACTATGTCTTAGCTCCTGACCCGTGTACGAACGATTCTCCGCAGAGTCTTATTATAGGAGGTAGTGGTTCAGCGGGAACATATGCTGGAGCTATTGAAGAGATAGTTATATACAATAAAGAGATACCCATACTAGAAGATGCAGGAGCTTATTTATATAACCCTAGTCCTCTCACAGAAGTAAGTAGTGAAAAATATGTTCCACAACACGCTCGCTTGTTTATAATGGATTATCATAACATCCGGGGTACCAGTAGAGATGAAGTGGCTATGTCTAACCAAGTGTCGTGGAAGGTGACAACAGTATGAGCTATTTCCGGTGGGATGGCGGCAGTGCTGCTACTGCTTCGGGCACAGTTTTTACTACAGTAACAGGTAATCTTTCCTTTACTGATGACGACGTTCGTGCAGTATATATAGATTGGGATGATGGAACTTCCAATAAAAAAATAGAATCTAATTATCAATGGGTGGAAACAACCGAACCTACAGGTGCTATGAATCCAGAACACACTTATACAGCCACAGGAACATTTAAACCAGTAATTCAGGTTGTAAATTCTAAAGGATTCTTTTCTAAATATTATAGTAGTGAGAGTAGCAATAGTGATGTATCTCCCTTTGCTCAAGCTACCACTATGGAAGATATAGATATCGCCGATACTAATGCAACAGGGATAATGAAAATAGAAAACAGAACTCTTAAGAGTGGTATAGATAATAGTATACTTGATGTAGAAGGACCTAAAGAATTATATATAGCCGTAGCTCCTACTCTATCTACTACAGAACTAGCATATCTATGTGAAACGGGTAGTGCAGCTACTGGTAAGGTAATGATAGATATAGAATGTGTACTTGACTATGGTTTGAGAGATGGAGACGCTGCTAGCTCATCATCTTATCTAACAGACTCAGGAGGAGAAAGGATAGTTAAAGTACTCTCAGTGGTGTTAAGCGGCGCTAATTTAACAGGAAGTGTTACAGGATTGAGAAATGTATTAGCAGATGGTGCTCATGGTTTAGGAACCTTGGAATCTGGTGCACAGGTCGCTCAAGTATTAAGTATGACATATAAGAACCCAAAGTTCATGGGTGAAGACTTGACAGACTATACTAAGAACGAAGTATATAACAGGTTCAAGGTATTTCTATTAGCTAAATCCAATGCTCTTAGTAATACATCTCCTCGTGCTACTACCACAGCTCTATATGTACCTCTTGCATATATAACAGCGGGAGACCCTATTAAAAAGGCTTCTGCTACTCTGCGTAATTATACTTTAGATTTTTCCCAAAGTCGAGCTGCTGCTTCTAATGTAGCTTTGTCCAATTATCGTTACGATTTAGGTAAAGGGGCGTTTCAAAGCGCTAATTCTTGGTCAACGATTGGTTCTACCACAGCCATTGCTGGTGCTTTTTCTCTTGTTGGTACTTCCAATCTCTTTTCAGATAAGACGGTACAAACCACCACTACTAAAAGTAGTGCATATACATATATGCCTCGACCGGATGGTATGAAGGAATTGAATGCATATAACGTATTTACTACAAGTCTCCCATGGGATACTAATGCGGCATCGGCTACTATAGAGGACCAGTTAGCTCTTGATGATTACGGTAGATTTTTCCCTCAATACCATCTAACTCGACTATCCACTACTCCCGCTTCTGATGGCTTTACAGATGCTACATGTGATACTACTAGTGGCTCTACCTCTATCACTCATGTGGCTAATGCTAAGATTGTAGCGGGGTTAAGTGTGAAAGGACCGGGTATACCTGATGGAGCATATATAGTTAGCATTACTAATTCTACTACTTTCGTAATAGGAGGAACTAATGAGGGAGCTATAGTTACTACTACAAATGTAGATAGTCTCACATTCGGAGGCAATACAGTCAGCACTATATCAGACAACAAACCTGCGGTATTCAGAATTACTCCAGCCGTTTCATGGACGGGTAGTTCCGCAGCTAATAGTAGAGTGTATCCCACTAAAGTTCAGACATCAGGAACTAATAATTCAGCGTCTAAAGAATATACAAACCAAGTATTTGCTAATAATCTTGCAGGCCGTTGTGAAGAGACAAATGGGACTTATGTCCCTTCTTATACTAATCAGACCTCATGTGAAGCAGGCTCAAAGAAATGGAGACCACAAGGAGTACTTAACTTATCAGGTATGAATGCTATGACCTTTACAGATATTAATGACGATACTAGGTCTGCGGCAGCTGAGTATATACTAATGATGTTTGATAAAAAGACTAATAAGATTTTTATGAATGTGAGTCCGTATGCTGACAACATTCAATCTTCTCTGGGTACGGAACCTGCATGGAATATTGCGGGAGTTTACTATATGTCTATAGAGGATAAGGGAACTCCTAAGATGAACTGTGAATGGATTCCTATAGAATTTGAAGATACTACAGCAGTAACTAAAGAATATAAAGATGACACTAATAATAAATATGTAAACATGAAAGCTTCTTTATCCAAGTCTGGCTATATCTCTTTTGATATGCCTCTGGATTGGGAATCTATTGATATAACGGGTGCTTGTGGGGGGGGTGTTCAGTTCGACTGCCGTGCCCACAGCGACGGGCTCTTATGATTATGGTTTGATGACTTTGGCTGGTAGCTCTGGATATGTAGCCGGTACTACTATAGGTGACTATAATGCTTATGACATTACAGCCGCTACTGATGTTCCAAGCGTTTCTGGTCAAACCGCAGCAGATATAGGCTCTTTTAAATATATGTTTATTCCTACCCTTCCTACTTCTCAAACAGGTACGGCTTACTGGGTTACTGCTGATGGCGCCGATGGATATGCTGTTGGTAATCTCGCTATTAACTTAGGGGTTTCTGGTAATTATAATGGAGGTACAGATGAATATAATTCTGGCCTCATTACTCAGGGGTTAATTAGAAGAGTAAACATATACAATATTTTAGATGGTTTTAGCAAAATATATAGATTATATGGAGGAAGTGCCACTAAACTCTTCAATGTAGATTCGGCTGAGGGAGATTCTACCGCTGATGCTTGGCCTAATACTTATTGTGTAACTTCAGGTTCTACTGTAGGGGATAACCTCGCTACTGCGTGGGCTGATGAAAAATACCTTTTAAAGATTGTTCTGTCT